GTTTATTATTTTTAATGAAAAGTTTCGTAACTTTTCACCCCGTCCACCTGGGGTGTGACCTGTCAGAGCATCTGTCTGACCAACTCCATGTGCTGCGGATAATTTTCCTCGACCCAAGCTAAGTAGCGTTCTAACTCATTATTATTTTTCTCACCGCCATTGAACCTAAGTTCTTTGGCCCTAGCCGTCAACATTTGGGCATCAACCATTGACGTTGCCATAAGCTCAGTCATAGTTTTCCCAAAATTCAAAAATCGAGGCCTTCGGTTTTCCGCACTAGGCAGGAAATATTGGTGAGAACAAAAATCAAAAGAGTCTATACAGAACTTCCACTCTTTGCACGTATGTCCAACCTTCGAGTAAATTTCATAATAATTAGGTGTTGAAGTATGGAGATGGTCATCGCCAGCCGATGCCGTTTTCATTTGTGAAACTGGCAGTCCATCATAGATTGCGATCAATTTACTGATCATCGTTCTAAGAAAACTGTTCGTCGCACTCGTGTTTTTCTCTCCACTTGCAACTCTCCCTTTTATTGTACACTGATAACAAATACCATCACTAGTTGCGATAATTGCACTTGTAATACAGTTCACGTCAAGCAATACTTGAGCCCCAAACCAGCTCTTCGCTGATAGGTTGGCCCATGTAATACGCCTTTCAGCGTCTGCATAGCGTTCCCAATATTTAACAAGCCAATCCCAATTTTCTGAATCATCGTCACAGAAATCTCCGGACATGGAAATTTCATTTATGACATAATCAATCAGTTGATCGTGATCTTCATTTTCGAAACCAATACCTGGCTTTGAGCTAATTTTGTACCAATTAGCTATTTCCGCCTTGTTTTGTGGAGTATAAAGTAAGCTTTGAATAAGTCCGTCAACAATAGAAACACTGTTGATAATTCGGTGCTTAAGATTATTGATTTTCTTTTGTGTGTGCGGTTCATCTTTTATAAAGATTCGCGTAGGATCACACAAATTTAATCTCAACATCTCATCAGCATCCAACGGACCTGTCAAAACTTCACTATTTTCGTTTTCACTCACGATAAACTTCTCTAAATTCAATCTCATATACTCTTCCCGGCACCAAAGACGGTACATGACCAAGTTTAACAACTCAGTTTTTGCACCGTCGATAAAAGCTCCATTAGTTTGCCACTTCTGACAATATGGAAATCCGGGACTACTTTGACGATTGACTTTTCCGTTCTCGATGAGATCCAACACTTGCTTCGCCACATGCATCCATTCTCTTTTGCCATACATACACAAATATGCATCGGCATTTGGGAACGTCGTCCGCATGTCTTCCGAAGCCTCTACTACTTCCCCTTTTGTAAATGGGGACTTCAACAACTCTTGATACTCAGTCAAAGGCTTTTTAGAAAAAGCTACTAACTGTTCGTCCGACAAATCATGCATAACCTTCGCGTGTTGCGCTAACGAATAAAATTCGTATTGCGGACCACGACCCGGCATTCCACGTTTCTCCAACTCCGGAAATCGCTCATATTGAGAAGGGTGAAATGGAAAAGGATTAGGATTTAACTCCGTAGTTCTTATTCCGATTCTAAGCTTTCCAACACAGCGTAACTGTTCCGGCAGTGTTGACGTTCCAGTCAGCTCGACGTATTTGTCGATTGCTGAGTAGGCCAATCTTTGGTTATCGGCACATACTCGCGCCTCCCCATCGAATTGGTACCATCCCGCTGTACAATAGTTTTCGTAGACGTCTCGAGCTGTAGCGACCCAACCGGGCACCGCGCTAAGACTTCGCCAGCTTTCTTCTGGGCTTTCATAGCGCTCTTTATTTGCTTCGTAGAAGGTAACTGAACCGTTGGGACCTGTGAGGAAGGGTTCGAGGCGTTTAAATTTGGCGTTTCACGTTTCAAATTCTTCTCACGCTCGTCCTTACAAACTCCACAAGTCACGGCATTGGCTTTTCCGTTGCAAACCCGGTGCACATTAAGTGCACAACGGTCACATACAAAAGACTCGTCAACGTGTGCAACCTCCTTGCACATTGGACACGTTCCAAGTAGCGTCAATGCATACAACATCTGTGGGCTATCAGTCCATTTCTGGACTTGTTGCTTAGTAGCGAGTTCAGACAAGGTGGAATCCTTGACTATCTTCTCGTCACCCGCAGACTCGTATTGCATCCGGTTATTCACCGCTTTACGCATACTCGACATCACATTGATGTACTCCGTTGACTTTTGTTGCACTCTTGTCACAACTTCACGCATTTTCTTAAGTTCATTCTCCGTTGGCTTATTAGCCGACCGTTGAATACTCTCGACAGCGTCTTGTAACACTATGGAATTACATTCCAATTTTGACGCAACATCAGTCATTACGTCATAAAACTGCATCCACTGAACTTGCGTACGCTCCTCCTTAGGAACAACATTGCCATCTCTGTTCTTAACTTCAAATAATTCAAGAACTAGAGATTCAAGAACTTCAACTCTAGCGATAGACTGTTTCCACACTGCTTTCGCTTGTTTGTCTTGAATTTCAGAGGCAACTGTATTGTAAACCCAGGGTTGTTTGGTATTCAAACCATAAAACGTTCCCCAGTCAACCAACATCCTATTAGCGGCCGCAATTGTTTGATAAATAACAGCAGCTTCGTCAGAAGAGACGTTTTTCCAATCACTTTTCATTGCCCGCGCATTAAGTGCGACCAATTTGTTGAATAGATTAACTCTCTCTTTATGAGTCCGCTCTGTCACCATCAGTTGAAAAGTATTCTCCTGAGTCAAACGAAAGGCCTCATCAATGGCATGTAAGTGGTTAACCAGATGGTTCCACAACTTATCATTAATTTTTCCTTCAATTTCGTTCAACACTGCCTTGCAAGCTTCATCTATACGGAACATTTTCATTTGATGATTTTGTCCGATAATTTGAAAATCGAGAGGCTTTTTCACTTCGGTAGCAACTTGTGCTTGCTTCGGTGTTTCAACCTTTTCGACATCTTCTCGCATTGCAGATTCAGCGACATTTTCTCCAACTTTCTGGATTTGGGCTTGTGCCTCATGTTCCTTAACAATGTCTTTCACAATCTCCATAGTAGCCGTCTTTCCAACTTGTTTCTCCTCAGCTTCTTTCAAAGCTTTTTCAAGCTCTATAATCCGCTTTTGAGCGTCGGTCAAACCAATTACAACAGATTGTGTCGACGGGGGGATCACTGATGCATCAACGTTATTCCAAAAAGGGTTCTTCCCCCTTGAATCGGATTTTGGTGCTTCTTTCAACACCTCTGTCACTTTGGAACGCGGTTGCCCATCTCCCATTAGCCGTCTCTTTTTCAAAACGACTAGAGCACTTTCTTTCGGCAAGTGGATAAAAGGTGTACGATAAATCGCATCCTTTCCCTCCAACAAGCGACGGGTCCAGTACTCAGCTTCGGAAGCTTCCCATTGAAAGTACCTGAAGAGTTCTTCTTCATCTTCCTTATGGTAGAAACCAGCCTCAGCCATTTCCCCAATAGTATGATACTTTTCAACCTCACGTCCTCTAAGCTGCCGCATATAATCGACTGCAAAGTCACGCGTCGGAACAGCGTATCCACCGGTCTTTACAAGGCTTGAGAGAGCATCACTATCGTAACTTCTCACAAACACATCACGGGTCATCGTCTTCCGAATGGGCCGAACTTTCTTTACTACCTTATCAGCTGCGATGGCAAATTGACTTGAATACCCATCACTCGTTGTGTACGCTAACGCATCAACTTCATTTTCTGGGTACACAAACGCTTCGCCACGGCCAGTGAGATTCGCATTATGAATTTTCTGAGCCTTATCAAGAATTCTCTCGTTTGCCTCTTCCAATTTACGTTGGATGGCTTCGGCCTCAGGATTTCCAAATGCGTTAGACGCCCAATGACTACCACCAGAACCACCGATCGTTACACCTTCCAGTGCACGCTCGGCGTGGTCACGTGCGAGTTTTGCCTCTTCACGCAATTCGTCTTCGAGTTCGTCTTCCCACTTCCGGTACTTTCGCAACCACTCTTCCTCTTCTTGTTCGTAATCCATTTCTTTCTGATCAAGCAAAAAGCTTTCCTTAGTTATTTCATCAAACTGACTCAGAAGAACATCGCGATTTTCCTTAGCCAACAACCTCACAAGAGGCATCAAGCCAATTAAATTATTACGATGCTCAACTGAACCATTAGTTCCAATCTTACTAGAGCTGTCATGGACGCCAACGACATTCGATTTCTCAAAATACGGAGCTCCACACCAGGAGGGAAGGGTAGATTGCTTCGTCTGGTAATAGGGGAAGACATTCATCTTCTCCAATTGTCCAGTCGTCTGCAAATAACCCTCAGACTCAGACTTGCTGCATACAGTGTAACCCAAAGTTCTCTTAGGGCTCACAATATCAGCTTGAGTCAAACCAAGTCGACTCAATTTAGACTGGTCATAATCGTACATTACGATATCCCAACTAAAAGACAAAAAGAACAAGTGGCACGACATGAGATTTTCAAGCGGCACACTAGCTGTTTCAGTTTGAAGCCAAGCTGTGTCACGTGCGTCAGTTGACTCACGTTCCATTTTCAAAGCTGCTTTCAAAACATGTTTCGGAACAATAATAAGGTCACGGATTTTCCCTTGAAAAGGGAATTTCACGCGAACTACGTTGCCAATTGGGGTACCAGCGACACGCACAGTAGCTTGAAACTTTGGCATCCTTTCGGCCGCCAAAGGCTGT